ACGTACAAAACGCTGATGTTACGAACATCGCGATTGGTGCTAGTGCTGGCGTGACAATTGATGATGCCAATTACAACACGCTTGTTGGTCACGCTGCTGGTAGGGATTTAGATGACCAGCACTGCAACACTGTGCTTGGCTATAACGCATTTGTTAAGGGAACAGGTGCAGGAAACACTGTCATTGGTTGTGCCGCCGGTTCTTCTACGAACGACACCACCGCAGCACTAGAGGGTGAAAACAACGTAATTATCGGCAGCAATGCTGGTTACGCACTTGCAGACGCCACCGGAAATGTAATCATTGGCAAGGGTGCTGGTCTGGCAATGAGTGTCGGCAATAACAACGTCGCCATTGGATATTTGACTGCTGATGGAATCGCTGGTGCTACTAACAATAACATTACGATTGGCGCTCGTGCGTTGGGTGGTTGTACTGCTGCAACTTCAAATAACATTGCTATCGGCACAGATGCGCTTGTAAACGCTTCATACGCCGCAGCAGCAATCAACTTGGCCATCGGCACAGATACCGGTTACGCACTCACCAGCGGCACACAGAACGTGCTGATCGGCCACGAAGCGGGGAAGACGATTGATGATGATAGTTATTGCACGGCAGTTGGGTACAATGCGCTGAAATTAGCAAATGCTGCCGACAACACGGCATTTGGTTCTTCCGCAGGGAAATCCATTGCTAGTGGTACTGCCAATACTGCTGTCGGTGCTTTTGCTTTGAACGACGCCGATGGTGATGAAGACCACAATACCGCGATTGGTCGATCCGCGTTGTACTCAATTAATAGCGACACGGCTAATAATAACACGGCAGTTGGTATGAATGCTGGCCGTTACACCACAGCGGGTGGTGCTGGAACGGCTGTAACCAATGTTATCAACGGCGTTTATCTTGGTTACGAAACAAATTCAGTAGCAGCAGCGGGTGCGACCAATGAAATTGTTGTTGGTTATCAAGCGGTTGGTGCGGGTACAAACACGATTGTGCTTGGTAACACCAGCATTACTTCAATTGAAGGTCAGGTGGATTTTGCTGCTTTTTCTGACAGCCGAATCAAGCGCGATGTTGCAAACGATGACACCGGCTTGGCACTCATTGAGAAGTTGCAACCGGTCACGTTCAAGTTTGTTAATCCAGCCGACTATCCCGATGAAATTGCTAGTGGACAATTCAAAGAATTTACCACCGAAGAACTTGTCACCCCAGCAGTCGAAGCGGCTGACGAGGTTTGGGAAGACTACGTTGTCCAAGAGGCGCGTGTTGCGCTTGAAGAAATAACCCGCGAGGAAGTTCATCCCGCTGTTGAGGAAGTGCGCGAAATGCGCGTGACGCAAGAAGCGTGTGACAAGGAGTGGGAAGAGATCGTCCATCCAGCGGAAGAAGCTGTCTACGAGGATCAGGTTGTTGTTCGCGCAGAAGCCGAACGCACCGAGACGAACGTGGTTGTTCACGGTGAGCCAGAGCGCACGGAAACAAACATTGTTGTCCACGCGCAAGAGGAGATCACCGAGGAACGGGTGACGCAGGAAGCGCGTGAGGAAATCGTAGGCGAACGCCATAAGTACGACGAGAAGACCGTTAGCGAGGAAGTCACCAACGTCTCATTTGAAAAAGGTGACGGCGATGCGTACATCCGCAAGGAGACGACTGAAACAGTCGAGCGCATTGATCGCACACCACTTTACACAGATCACCCAGTCGTAAATCCAGACGGCACACCGTGCGTGACTGTTGTGTCAGCGGCGGTTGAAGCTGTTGCCGGGGTTGAAGCCGTAGAAGGTGTTGAAGCAGTTGCCGCCACTTACTACGAAGAAGGTGACGAGTTACCAGAAGGCAAAGCTGTTGGTGATGAAAAGACGGCAGCGGTGGAGGCAGTCGAAGCCGTAGAAGGTGTTGAAGCTGTCGAGGCGCAACCCGAAGTCACCGAGCCGGTCATCCACAAGTGTCCGGTGATGGAGGAGTACATCCAGCAGACCGCGCAAGAAGAAGTGCGCGAGACGTTCGTTGTGCAAGAGGCGCAGGAAGAAAAGACCGAAACGACTGTCACACCAGCCGTAGAGGAAGTCACCGAGACGATCACAATTCCAGCAGTCGAAGAAGTCACCGAGCGCGTCTGCACTTGCGAAGCCAAGGAGGAACACACTGAACGCCGCTTGGTGCGTGAGGCGCAGGAGGAGATCAAGGAAGAAGTCGTTGTCGTTGAGGCGAAGGATGAGTGGACAGAGACGCACATCATCAGACCGGCTTCTCCAGCCATTGAAGAAGTCACCGAACGCCGACTCGTTAGTGAAGCCGTCGAGGCGAAGGATGCAGTCTACGAGACAGTCACCGTCCCGGCAGATGAACGGCCAGACGATGACGACACCGTGCGGCTTGGCTTGATAGCGCAAGATGTGCAGTCAGCGATGACCGAGGCGGGTGTGGAGTTCGATCTAGTGAACGAATCACCGAACGGCAAGCTGTCGCTGAAATACGGCAACTTGGTGATGCCGCTAATCAAGGCGGTGCAGGAGTTGAGCGCACGGGTGAAGCAGCTTGAAGCATAGAATTTTGGTCATGGCTAAAAAAGAAGAAAAAGAACAAGGACAGACCGTTGTTATCAACGGTGAGGAACACAACGTAGCTGATCTCTCACAGGAGCAAGTCACGCTACTCAACCACGTTGCTGACTTGGAGAACAAGATTCGACAGATCAGCTTCAACCTCGATCAAGCTCATGGTGGTAGAAATCACTTTATGGGCTTGTTGACGGCCAGCTTTGAAGAGAAGGCTGAGCCTGAGAAGAAGGAAGAAAGTATACAGTAATGCCGGGAATATGGGGAGATATCGGAGTCGGGCCTTTTATGCCGAGAAGAGGTTTTTTGGATTCTCTAAGACAGCAACAGGGTTACGCACAAAGTCCATCTGGGCCGCAAGGTGCTTCGATGCGTAATGAACCCTCTTTCGAGGATTATCGAAGACCTGAAGTTCCTCCTGCACCTAGAGCGCCTATTGACGTAGCACCGCCACTGCAACCAGCAGCAGCACCGACATTTGGTAGTGTTGGAGACTATGAGAGTTGGCTAGGTAAACTAATGCAAGGCATAGACCCTGCTAGGCTTGGTATACAAGGTATGTTCGGTCAGCAACAGCCAAGAACAATTCAGACTACTGACCCCGGTGCAGGTTACGGCCAGAGTCCTTCTGGCCCAACGGCACAGATGCCAGCAAGACAGCCGCAGATGCGAAGGCCTCAACAGAATGTTACGGAACAATTCTCTGTACCAGCCAACTATGGCCAGAGTCCCTCTAACCCTAACTGGCAACCTAGAACACCGAAACCCATGAGTCCGTTCTACGAGGGGCCAAGGCCTACTATCGGTGTTACGCGAGAAACGAGAAGTCCTATTGCTCCAACCTCTAACAGGCGTGCTATGGTTCAAGAATCTAAGGATTATGCTCGTAGCCCCTCTAACCCTAACTGGAGACCACCGGGAGGATGATGAACTTAGATGACTTAAAGGTTGGCTTTGCGTCTGTAACAGGTTTAGGTAACTGGATGCTTGAGATCGACATTCTATTGAAGGTTGGAATTAGTATAGCCACTTTAGTCTATATCGTATTGAAGATACGTGAACAAATAAAAAACATATAATATGCCAAAGGTAGCAGGAAAACATTATGCGTATACCCCAGCGGGTATTAGGGCTGCGAACGCGGCTGCTAAACGCCAAGGAAAGAAGGTTGCTAAGTCAAACAAAGGAAGAGGAACAAAAAAGAAATAGATATGCTTAAAGGCAAGAAAACATACATGACGGCTGCGGGAGGAATCTTGGCAGCAGTGGGTGCGTACTTTAGCGGTGATATGGAACTTGGTATGATGATTAATCTCGTCATTACCTCGTTGCTGGCTGTCTTCTTACGCAAGGGCATTCAATCAGACACGGGTGCTGAGTCTGGTAACAGCGATTCTTAAAGCGTTTCCCGCACTTGCGGATTTAATCGGCAATGCGATTGATATGCTTAGAGAACAAAAAGCGCAACAGCGGCATTCCCAAAAAGATGCTGCTGTTGATGCTTCTATTGATGAGTGGGTGCGTAAGCGTGAAGCTGGAAAACAGCGGGAGGCTGATGAGTCACCCAGAGTTTCCGGCGGCAGCGCAAGCGGCCCCTGAGTTTACAAGGGAAGCACTCAAGACGATAAACAGTCTTGAGTATGAGTTAGAAAGGCGAAGGTAATGGCTACGGTAGCAGTAACAGCAAGAACGCAGGCCTCGGTGAGCGCGAAGGACGCTCGCTCCAAGGGGTCTAAGGTTGCGGTGACGGCGCGTAGCAAAAGTTCTGTAAGCGCAGTAACGGCAAGATGAGTGTAGAATACATACTGGATAGGGTAGGCAAGAAGCTGGGGATTAATCCGAACGATAATCACCAGCGTTCCATTATGTTGGACTACCTCAATGAGGGAGCGCAGGAACTCTACGAGGAGTCTGATATGGTTGGTAGTCTTGTGGAGGATTCCTTCTACGTCCAAGGTGACAAGACTATAGCTCTCCCAAGTAACGTAAGTTCTGTACGGGCCATACGGGAGAAGGAAAGCAAGTACCCCTGGAATCTGTCCAATCTAACAGAACGCTATTCCCGCAATAACATAGAGCAGGAAGACAGGACTTGGCGTATCAAGGGCTACGAGCCGTTCAAGGTAACTCCCACAAGCTTTGCCAGCATGAAGGCTACGGCGACACAGGCGATGACGGATATATCGCTGACGGTTGTGGGTACTCGCTCGGATGCTACAAGGTTTGTTGAAACTGTGGACATGGATGCCACAAGTAATACGTTCTCCACCACTTTCACGGCGATAGAGTCCATCATCAAGTCGGATGTTTGCACTTACGATATAAGCATTAAGCAGTCTGATGACACCGTGGTTGCGGTCATACCCAATAACGAGAAGGAGTCACGCTATCTTATCGTGGATGTAAGCAAGTACCCGTGGGAATCCAGTGCGGCTGCTAATGACGAGCATACGCTGGAGGTACTCTATAAGGAGAAGCTTCCCTACCTTAGCAAGGACAGCGACGAGTTCCCTGCTGACGGCTACGACAATATCCTTGTGAACAAGGTGATGCAGCTTTATATGGAGGAGCAGGGCAAGATCGAGGAGGCCATGCTGTACGACAAGAAGGCCTCTCGGAGTATGGGCAGGCGTAATGCAGACCTCGAACGCGGTCAGTTGCAGAAGGTCAGGTTCGACAAGCATCCACACGACAAGCTTAGTGTGTCCCTCCTTAACAAGTACACGAAATCATCCAGAGCAACAGGGCTTTTCTGATGGCGGATTTCATACAACAGTCTTTCGGTGGTGGTATGAATCTTGGTGTTGATGACACCAGACTTGGCACTAACGAATACGGGCTGGCCCATAACGTGAGAAATCGTCACGATGCTGTGGAGTGTGTCAAGAAGGCGAAGGCATTCGATACAACCAATGCGCTTGGCGGCTACAGCGCGACAGACCCCAGAGTACAGGGGATTATCTTTGTAGACCCGTACTTCTTTGTTTTCGTGGACGGCATCTGCCTCAAGAAGTCCAAGGACAGCGACACGTTTACTACGGTCTGGACTACCTCAAGCACTCACACGAAACCCGCAACATACTCTAACGGTGTCACGACAGGCACAGGCACAATAAGGCTCTCTGAAGCTGCCGAGTTTGTATTCACCGCAGTCGTCCCACCCTCTTACGACAACTTCGCTGGCAAAGCTACCTCCTCGGACAACGCCAGCGCAGGTGGCCAGTCGGACTATACCAAGCGTATACCCCCGACAGTTGCGGGTATCGTCGTACAGGATGGCACTAACCAACCCAATTTGATTGAGATTGCCGCAGACACCACGGTTACAGCCCGACAGTTGATGGGCTATGACCAGTGGCAGAACTACTACGTTACGATAAACAACAGCAGCGGTTATAGCGCGGGTACGTCCACGTATACTGTGGATGCCATCCCGGTACAGATTAACTCTGGTTCGGTGATTAAGTTCAGCGGTGGCGGTACGCTTACGGTTAGTGACACCAACGCTGCTAGTGATACCGCCGTAGCCGGGACGTTGGTAGGTAGCGTGGCAGACAACGAGGTTGGTATTCTTGGTTTCCGTGAGTACGTGCCGATAGGCAAGCAGATGGCTTTCCACGGTGGTAAGCTGTACGTGGCCTCTGCTGATGGGACGAAACTCTACCATAGTGTTAGCGGTCGCCCTCTGGATTTCATGGTTCCGCTGGACAATAACGGTGACAAGATACACGCTGCGGAATCCATCGGCGGTGTCGAGGCCGTAGCCTACACGATAAGCAACGATCCTATAACCTGCCTCAAGTCTCTGAACACGGACGAACTCTTCGTTGGTGCGTTTAACTCAAGCTATGCTGTCAAGCCTGACACGGCGAATACGATCTTTGGCGAGCCGACATTCACCAAGAAGTTCTTGTTTAGTACAGGGCCGGTGAATCAGAACTCGGTTATAGACCTGCTGGGTGACACAGCTTTCATCGACAGGCACGGGATACGCTCTTTTAATGCTGTGCAGCAGTCGGAGACCATCGCAAGGGATGACATATTCTCCCGCCCGATCTCTGACATATTCAAGGACGTAGCGCAGGATGGCACTTTCCAGTGTGCTGTCGTACACGATGGCTACGCACTCTTTCATGTGTTGACTAACCTGCCCGAACAGTATCTTACCGTGGTCTACGATATGGCCACCAAGAAGTTCGTGAGCCTTGATCGTCAGGAGTCTAGTGGGACAGGGGCTACGTGGCAGGATGGTGCGTCAGCCACGGTGGATGTTTTCGATGCGAATAGTTACTGTACGCCGATAAGGGATATGGCCGTGGGCGTTACGACAGCAGGTGCTAAAGACCTGTTTGCAGTCACAGACGACCCCAGTAGCAAGTCTTTTTGGGTCAAGCATCTTTACGGTAGCACCGAGTTTGCTATGGGTCGTGTTGACACCAAGGCGTACTGTACACAAGAACCCAAGGTAGAGTTAAAGCCTCTTAACCTCAACATGATGTTCAACAAGCCTTTCGAGGCTTACCACACTTTCAAGATCAACAACGGTGACGGCTACCCACCGGGAGTCTATCCCTCGTCAGCAACCACCGAACTGCACAGCGGCTCTGCCACAAGTCTCTACATTACAGTGGACGAGTTCCAAGAGGGCGACACAGCAGTCACAACAGACAACCTTCCGATACACAATACCACGATGTTCTTCGATAGCGGGGCCACTCTGGTCTATAAGGAGTTTGCCACCTCTGGTTCTGTTGGCCGCTCTCTGTCGAATAGTGCAACCAAGGTGGCTGGTATCCTATCCAACGCAGGTGTGGCTGATGACGCAGAGGGTCGTAACGCAGGTTATGTGGCTGTCTCACAGTTTGTGGATGATGTACGTACAGAGGGTACACATGGCGGTTTGCAGACTAGAGGCTTGCCTTTGATACAGTCAGGTGTCAGGTTTCCAGTGGTGTTTCCGGCAGAATTTGACGTAAATACCCATGCGAATCTGTCGTTTAACTGGCAGTCTAGTTGTCAAGGATGGAAGGTGAAGTACAGAGTTTATTTACAGGGGTCGCCCAAGCTTTCTCAGATAAGGCTGGAGGCAAAGGATGTGACGCTGAAGTCGTCACTTATTAACCAAGCATACTCAGCGTGATATGTCTATAGCAGTAACAAGTTCAGTAACGAAGTCGGACAAGGTGACATTGTTCACCAGCAAGGATGATTTTGACACGTGGTTGGCGGGGATTGCAGTACCGGCGGCAACAACAGCAGCCTACGGTTCTGTAAAGCAAGCGGCAGCGGTGTCAGATGTTTCAGGTACTTCAGCAGCGAATAATCAAACAACAATCAACGCGCTTCTTGCGAGTCTAAGGACAGCAGGAGTGTTGGCAACATAAGGAGATAGAGATATGGCAAACGGTGACGGATTATTTGGTACAGGCTTTGGTTGGGATGACGCGATAGGCCTTGGGATTGACTACTGGGCAGGTAAAGAGGGCGAGAGGTCAGGTAAAGACGTAGGCAAAGAACACGGTAGGGCGTACGCAGAATCTTATCCTAGGATAATGGGGGCGCATCGTGCCGAGGTGGAAGCCATGATGCAGAAAGACCTCGATATGCAGAGGCAGTTCGACCCTCAACAGCGACGACTAGCCTATGAGGGTCTTGTCGGCAGCGAGGCAGCCAAGAAATTACCTGCCGGTTATGTGCCGGGAGTTCGTGAGTACGCACAGCTTGGTGCAGATGTTGACAACATAACCCGTAGAGGTGGTGCTGGTACAGATTTGGATATTATGCGTATGCAAGGGCCGTATATGGCTCAGGCTACAATGGATCAGTTGGCTCTTACTGATAAACCTTGGTTGGAGTCTAGGGCCGTAGGAGCGCAGAAGGTACAAGACCTTCTTGGTAGCATAAACATGGAAGGTCTTTCTGGTGGTGAACGTGCCGAGATAGAGCGCATGAATGCCAGACGGAATATGCAGCGTGGCTCAGCCGGTGGCGGTGGAAACCTCACGGCTATAGAGAACGCCATGCAGTTTGGTTCTGCGCTAGACCGTAAGAGGGCTGCGTTGGGTAACGCCCTGCAAACAGCAACCAACTTTATGGCTGGCTCGCGCTCAGGCTTCGATCCTGTACAGGCTACCCTAGGCAGAGGCAGCGGCACTAACCAAATAGCCGCAGGATTCCAAGGTGTACAGCCTGTGCAGAACTACTCTAACCAGATGCCGGGTATGCCCTCTAATTTAATGGGGGGTGTAACTTCAGGTGGTAACTTTTTCGATACAGTATCAAGAGGTGGAAAATCTAGAACTGATTGGCTTAACCCCGGCAGTCAAGGGAAGTAATTATTATGGCAAGTCTTGGTGAATTACTAAGTGGTGCGCTCGGTGGCGAGTACAGCATGGGCAGGCCTCTCGACGAGGAGGAGCGCAGGTTAATTGAAGAGCTTCGCGCTCAAGGTGCGTATGTCCCGCAGGAGCGTAAGGTGTCTCCGTTTCGTTATGGTGCAGGTACGGTAAGTCAGCGGAACTTGGCCGATGTCCGAGGTGCGATACAGCCTGAGCAGAAGCGCAAGATGAACGAGCTTCTATGGCAGCGTGGTCAGGCAGCAAGAATGGATGCTGCTAAAGAAGCGAGAAAGGTGAGGAGAAAGGGTGCTGTAAGTGGACAGAAAACCTCAGACAAAATTTCTGCGATGGGTGAGCCTGAACGCGCCCGTAGGGCTATGGAGCAATATAACCTTAATGCAGCGCAACGCGCAAGGATGTTGGCAGAACAGGATCGTGTTGGCACTGGTAGGGTTGCAGAAATCAATGCCTTAGAAGCAAAACAAAACCACGCAGTTAAGGGAACAGGAGACCCTAATGATCCTTGGGTTCGTGCAGACAAAGATCGTCTGGATTATCTAAAACAGCAACGGTTGCCTATAGGAATCCAAGAGGAATCTTATAAACAGCAACAGCAAGCAACTGCAACAGGTGAAAGAGCAGCTCCTACTCACGCTGTACAACAAGAACGAGAGCAGGCTACAGCAAAGTTGGGTACTGCGGTTGCCGAGCAAGAGTTGGAAGTTGCCGAAGCACTCAACGCTTCTCGGGTTAATGGGCAGGCTTATACAACTATCTTGGCTGAGTTAAAGAGTGGCAGCGCAGCTTTGGCAAACCAACTTAACCAGATTAAATTGGATGTTCAGAATAGCCCGTACGGTAAGGAGTTAATGACCAAGGTTGCCAATGGCCAATTACAAAAAGCTGACGCTACGTTGGAACAGGAGCTTCTGTCGATAACAGCTTTCAAGCAGTGGTTGATGTCACCTGACGGGCTGAACTTCCAGAGTCGTGGTGGTACGCTGGGGGTTGATATAGATCTCAAGCTTGCACAAATAGAAGCTTTGCTGGAGAGGGCTAAAGCAGAAACAGCCAGAGCGAAGAGTTATGGGGGAGGTAGTAGTAACTTGAATAGCGCCTTAACACCAAACCCCGGTGGTAGCTCTGGTTATGTTGGCCCAATGAATTTTGATACACCTGAATCTCTGTACCCAACAGTTATACGACGCGGCGATTAATTTTTCTAAATGCCCCAACTGCATATAGTAAGAAGACGGACTACCACACCTCGTAAAGGTGTTTGGGATAAGCATCTTCGAGACAACGATCTAAACCCTGACGAGTACGAAGCCCTAACCGACGACGAACTCGAACAATATCTAGCGGAAGATTACAGCAAGCTGGAGTCTGCTACTATGGGTTTAGGTCGTAACATAGGGGGCGGCGTAGGTGGTGCTGCTGGTATGATAGGTCTGGGTGCGCTTGCATCGTCTACTGGTGTAGGTGCTGCTGTTGGCATACCAATGATGATTGCTGGTGCGATTGGCGGTGCGTTTGCGGGCAATGCTGTTCAAGGTACAGTTGAGGATGCTATCTACGACGACGAGGAACTTGCACAGTTGCACAGAAATCGCCGTGATGCAGAACTTGCAAACCCTGTCTCGTACTTCGGTGGCGAAATGCTGCCATCGCTGTTGGCATTTAAGCCATCACCAACACATCTTGGGAAAGCTCTTACAGGGATACGGCAAAGTGCTTCTGTTGGCATACCGGGTACTAGCCTTGGACTTGCTGGTAGAGGTCTAGAACCTGCCAGCAAGCAAGCTTTGTTAATGTCTGGTGTTGGTGCTGGTCTTGATGTAGGAATAGAGGGTGGTAGACAGCTTTACACTGGAGACTTTGATCCCGGCAAACTTGGCTTGGCTGCTGCTATAGGTGCTACACTACAGAAGCCCACGTTCAAACCTAAAGGCGTTGATGCACTTGTTAAGAGGGGTAAAGAGCGGGCAGCTATGCGACCCAAAGGTTCGTGGGCTAAGCCTAATGAACCGCACAAGGTATTCAACCTATGGGCAGAGCCTCTACCAACGGCTTCTGCTTACCGTGCTGCCTTGGATACAGAAATTTACAGCCTCTACAATCAAGGTAAAACTTTCTCAGGTGATGCCGGTACTAAGGTTGGTATCGTTGAGAATGCAGCTACACCTACAGATTCCAACCTAGCCTTTGCCATCGAAGCAGAGGTAACACGTGGCGTTGGTATCCTAGACCCGTTAAAACCTGGGCCAGCAGCACACGCTTTAGGTGGCATAGGCGGTACACGTGGAGCAGGTATCGGCCCTGTGCCTTTGACAACACCAGAGGTTGCAGCAGCGCAAGGAGTCACGCCAAAGGTTATTAGGGAAACCTACGGTGCAGGAGCCGAGCGAGAAGCTAAGGTACAAAAACAACTAGCAGAAGGTAAGAAAGAGTTGGAAGATGCACAGGCAGCTTTGAAGGCTGCTGAAGGTGTAGAAAAAACTGTTTGGTCGAGAAAGCAAAATAGTTACATCGTTCCGCAGAGACCTGTAAAAACGGCACAGACTGCTGTTAACAGGGCAAACAAAAAGATAACCAAGGCGGAGTCAGATCTTGAGACTATCGGAGATATTGGGCCGTCTGAAAAGACAGCGATCAAAAAGCTATTTTCTGAGGCAGCAAAACCGGCAGAGGTTTTAGACCCTAGAACAGGAAGGCCTCGTAAAGTCAGGGTAGCTCATGTTCCCAAGGAGGCTAGTGAGCGTATCGTAGACCGCAGTGGTGAGCCATTGCATGAAAGGCTGGATATCTGGGAGCCAGCAGGTTTGAGGGATGGTGTTATTCGAGACCCAGAAACAGGTGAGATTTCACAGTTCTTGGGCGTACGTGTGGATGATGCCGGTAACTTCCAAGGAGCGCATGAGCTTGGTGGTAGAGTTGAGTGGCGTCCTGTAACCAGAAGGGAGGCGAAGTCTCTTCGTAAGCGATTTGAGGATCATATCAAGGGTGTGCAGAAACGTGCAGATGATGCCAGAATTAAACTTGAGCGCGAACAAGTCAAGAAATTGCCTCCGCTGAAGATGGACGTTGTTATGCAGTTGGCCAAACTTGCGATGGTTCGTGGCTTCAACCTTGAGGAAGCTTTGAGTCGTATACATTTGGGCGGAAGCACAAAGGCAGGATTTGCTGCTTACGATACACGCACTGTAGCTTACGATCCAAGGCGTATGGGTAATGATACCATAGCCCACGAAGGTTTACACAATTTCTTGGACGATCTCCAATACTCCACAAATCCAAAGGATCAAAAACTCAGAGAAGATTTTCTCAAGCTTTATACCTCAGAAGAAAAAGGTGTCGAGTTCTTAGGCAGGGCAATGGCTGCTAGGATAGCCAAACGTAAAGAGGCTACCTTTAAGGAACTACTGCGGGAATCCCGTTTGCGCTGGAAACACAAGTTTAACAAGCCGCTTACTGCCAAGGAACTCAAGGACTACCTACTCATCAAGTACGAACGTGACCATCCGTTTATCTTTCAGGATGAGCTTATGGATGGTTTTGCCGCACACAGGCTGGGGGAGAGGCCTAAGAATGTCTACCCTGACGATCACTGGCGATGGCCGGGAAAGGAAAGACAGGATTGGCGTGGCATTCCTGACGAATACAAGAAAGAGTTGTCTGAATGGCAAGATAAAAAGCAGCAGTTGATGGAGGACGTACAGGCTGGCAGACCTGTACTTGCTAGTTCTGCCATAGCACGTGTTGGGGTGGACGACCCCTGGAAAAACTTAAAGTTTCAAGATGCAAAGAAACGCTACAACTCAAGGGGAGAAGAGGTAGTTTCCAAGGAGAGGGGTATTGAGTTAATGGCGGGCGTGAAGCGTGAGCTAGGTGTTAAGGACGATCCCGATACACCCGCAAAGCGCAGCATGATAGACAAGCTTTTGCAGGACACTGAGGGTATCGACAAGCCTAAGTTCCAAGAAGCCCGTGGCGAACGCGCTATGCCAGACGAAGGCTTTCTCTTCGCTGCTGGCCGTGACCGTGCCAAGCACACGACAGAAATCTTTGACAAAGTTGGCTCAAGCTTAAAAGACTTTGATCCCGAACGTGCTGTACTGTCAGGCGGAACCGGGCCTACGTGGACAGGTGTAAAGAAGTTTGTAGACCCACGTTGGTGGATGCAAAGAATACGCTACACACAGGCTGAAGTGGATCAACTGCTGATAAGACCCTTCACAGGTTTGAAGAATGCAGAAATTGCTGACTCCACGAAGAACATGGCTTTGTACGCCAGAGATGCACACAGCAGGCTTGAGTTGGTAGAGAAGCGTTATGTGGGTAGATTCGTTGAGCCGTTGGCCTTGCGTCAGCGTCAACTCAACCTATCAAAAGAAGAGGGCGAACTGTTGAGTCGCTACAGAATTTTACGTCGATTGGTCAAGAAAAACTACAAAGACTTGGACAACGATTTTATGCGTCAGCATAACAAAGAGTACCAAAGCTTACACTCAAGAATTATAGGTTCCCGCAAGTTGGGTGACGCAAACAAGGAGCTTGATAGTTTGTATGCACAGACTAGGGATGAGCATATAGCCAACGGGCCGAAGCAGAAGGTTGGCGATCATTGGCGAGACCCCAAGGAGGTACAGGAGGGTTACTACGAACCGTTCATGCTTGGTCGAGAAGCTACTGAAATACTGAAAAACAAGCCTCACACTAAGGAGGGTAAGGATTTACAGGATAAGATTGTAAGCTTCTGGATGAAGCAGCGAACACCCAAGCCGGGTTTGGAGGCTGAGTTACGAGACAACCTTGCAGAGTATGTTGCCGTTATCAGCAACAAGGATAGTTTTGTTAAGACAACAGGGGAAAGCCAAGACCTTACCTCGGCCTCCAAGTTTAACGCTTTGAGAAAGACTGAGGGTTTGCTTATGCCACCTGATTTGGTAGATACAGATGCATTCATAAGGGCAGGTCGATATGTTGGTAGATTTGCAAAGGACATGGCATGGTTTACTCAAATAGAAAACGACCATGTTATGCGTGCTATCCGTAACATACCCGATCAAGAAGGTAATGTTACGCATAGGCCTGTCAAGACAGACGAGGAAACCTTGAAGCCTAGAACTCCTACGCTAAAGGAAATCTTTGGTGAGGATGTGGACACAGGCTACGGCAGTCGTGCAGAGAAAACTTTCCGCAACCTAGACGAGACCCACGCAGGTTTCCACACAGACTGGGATATAAACATTCTGCGAGCCAACAGAATGGTAACTTCTTGGTGGCTTGGGCCTATGTCAGGTATTCGTGACACGGTTACATCTTTTTCAAACGATCTGGCTTACATGAGAACACAGGATTTGCCCTTGATTCTCAAGTCATTCGCGCATTTGGGAGATGCTTGGCGACAGAGTCATGTCTCAGGTGCAAACAGAAGCAAACTTTCTCAGATAGAATTTGCACACGATAGTATAGACAGGGCTGCTGATGCTATGGCTACTGTAGCAGACTTCTCACAGAAGTATTCTGGCCGGGAACTTTTCGAGCGAGGCACACGTGCGATACAATTTAACCTAGGAAAGCTGCTGATGCGTAGCTACATCAACAGTGCCAGTGATAGCTCACACATCAAACGTGTGCTGACTACGATGGGGCGCATGGCTGATGTTGATACAGGCAGACTGCGTAAGAATCCGGCTTCTGCTACAGAGGCCGATCTTAACAAACTTGCAACCGCATTTGTCGAAATCAACCAAGGTACTTACGGTGTCCGTGGTGTGCCATCTGCCATGATTCGTGGCAAGTCCAGCTACTTCTTGTCTTTATCTAGGTGGTCTGTTGAGAAGTTCAACAGATATTTGAAAGATGTTATACTGCCGATAAGAACAGAGAAAGATTTCAAACCCTTGTTAAAGGCCACGTTTGGTGCAGCGGTTGCAGCCGAGGTTCTGACCGAGCTATCTAATATGGTTAACGCCAAAGAAAGCTACGAACCAACAACGGCAGAACTGTTCGCATCTGATGCTGAGTTTGAAGAGTTCGTCTACCACGCCTTGCACATGGCGAATGTCAGTGGTTACTTCGGTGTGCTTTCTGGTTTGGGTAACGATGCTGTTCGTATGATTCGCACGAAGAAAGCAGGTATTGAAGATGTGTCTGCTGTTACTTTCCCTGCGTTGGAGGCCTTGTTGCTAGACAAGGGTGTAGCAAAAACTTTTTTCTCGTACCTGTTTTCTGGTGAAGCAACCAACCCCAAGGCAGTCTTGAGGATGTCAGAAGATGTTCTAACCAATCTCAACCAGACATTGCGTATAGCACGTAATCAGTTGTTGGCCAGTTCGAGTACCGCAAGGGGTGTGGATAAAGCTTTAGGTACTAGCTACTTCAAGGGGCGGTCTGCGGAGTTTAACCGTAAGCAGATGGAGCGTGATCTTAGGGTATTCAACAGGCTTCATCGTGGAGAACATACAGCAGGTTGGTTTCAGAATCTTGATCGTTACGAGAAAGTACCAGCAACAGCTTATAAGTATTCTACGACGATGGCTGATATGGAGGATAACGTCAGGCCGTTTTTGGAGAGCGCATGGAAGCGTTCGTTGGTGAGAGGTAAGCCAGATCCGAATAGGTTCAAAAGCTTGTTACAACAAGGTTACCAGAAGCCGTCAAAGATTTCTCCCCCTGCAAAGGATGCTTACTCTGTAAGGGAAGCGCGTAAGTTTGCAGACTTCATCGCAAGAGTTAGAAGCAAGGATGCAGTTAGGGATATAATAAGACAGGAAGAGCGTGACGCTTTGTTAGCCAAAGAACGTAAGCGTATTGTGCAGGAAGCTTTGCCGGGTTTCTTGGCAGAGAAGGGTTATCAAAGTGGGATTCCATATACGCTACCTAAGAACAGGATTGATCTTTAGAGATAAACCTTGACACAGTAGTAGTTAAAGTAGAAAAAGAATGAAACGACAAAACTTTAGCCTTTGCCAGAATCAGACCCAACAAAGAATCGCAGAACCATTGGACAGCGAGGGGAGTTTCTGGTTGCAGAAAAACTTCTCGAACATGGTTGGGGCATAGCTCACCCACTAAGTGACAGTTCTTCCTTCGATCTTCTAGCCAGCAAAGGCAACAAAATCTGGCGGATACAGATAAAGACTACGCAGGGTTTGGTCTTACACGCAAACGCCTCTACCCCAAACTTTCAATTTCAAACCAACCACGGTTGCAAGACGAAATCCAAGTACGACAAATCCACAGTAGACTACTTTATCTGCTGTGCCTTGGACTGCCTCAAGTTCTGGGTGATGCCCTTCGACACAGTTAACTGCATAACCACAAAGATTTACGGTGGTAAAAAGTGCAAGTATGCAGTCTACGAGAACGCTTGGGACTTACTAGATACAGACAAAACTTCTTGACTGTAGGTTTTTACTCCGTAGCTTTGCTAATGTGTCTGTTAGCAAAAAGCGCGGCTTCACGCTGGTTGAATTACTGGTTGTAATTGCAATCATTGCGATACTTGCCGCCTTACTGTTACCGGCACTGGCTTCTGCTAAGCAGACAGGTTGGCAGGCAGCTTGTTTATCCAACCATAAGCAGTTGAACATGGCTGTTAAGGAGTTTGCTGGCGACCATGATGACCGTTTCCCTTACGCAAGTGCGTGGCACAATGAGCCGTCAGCACGTTGGGCGTGGGTTGCTGACTCGATGAGCGGCTCGTCAGGTTGGACAACGTGGGCGCAGACAGACAGGGCTTTATTCTGGTCTCCGCTGAAACCCTACACGGGGATGCGGATATTCCGCTGTCCCGGTGACAAGTCAACAGTTAAGTGGACAGGTCGCTGGGAGGCTGTTGGCGAGGGTAGTGGTACGAACGTACAGCAGCAGCTTCGCCCTCGCAGTTACTCTATGAATGTTTTTGTAGGTGGGTGGTCAGGCTGGCCGTTTATGTACGACACACAGTATAAGACGTACCATAAGTACGCAGATGTGGCGTCTCCCTCACAGATATTCACGTTTATCGAGATGCCAGCCGCCTCTATAAACAGCGGTAACTTCAGGGTTGTGCCTCTGAAGTCAGGGGATAAGGAAATCTTCTCGCAAGACTGGCCCGGTGTTTACCACAACGGCGGGTCTGTAGTCTCCTTCATCGACGGCCACGTAGAGTTCAAGCGTTGGCTGGAGGAAGATACCAAGAACATCCCACTGGCTGCGGGAAGCCCAACTTCTATGAATTCACGCTTAGTCTCGCAAAACAACCGTGACCTGGCATGGCTTCGTTACCGATCAACCATAGAAGAACCCAACAACCACAACTGGTACGTCATAATGGGTGGGATAGGTCGTTACAACAGAGACTGGAACACTAGAAACATGAACGATAAGTTGTACGAGTCATGGGGTTGGTACTGGAATGATAGCTGGTAGGCCTAGATTTTCAGCTTCTTCCGTAACTCCTCGGTCTGCTTTTGCTTTATACTGAAGGGCGCACATTTAACTTTCGGCAACTTCATCTCGTCTAGAGCCACTAGTAGTTCGTCCAGCTCGCCCCGCATAAGTTTTCGTTCTTTCTCCCACCATGTTAGATTAGTTTTTGCCACCACTCGAATACTTTCTTGTTATCTTTCCACACCATGCACAAACCTGTGGCGAGCCTACGTGTCATCTGCTCGTCACCCTCTTCCATCTTAACAGACATGACGTAACAGATAGCATGGATTAATTCGTGTAAGAATGTATCGTGCAGTGATTCTGGTGATTGGTCAGGGTTGAGAGCTATGATCTCCCTGTTGAAATCTACCCACCCGTGACTGTCAGAGATTTCCTTGCTGTCAGGGTTGATGAACTTTAACTTGAAGTTGAGGTTGGCTATCTTTATTTTGGCAGGTAGACTAACTTGCCGCCCTTCTTTGCAGCTACGATCTGATCGGTTTGCATTAGAAACTCTAGTGCTGCTTCTAACTCGTCCTTTTTCAGATCGCTGTGCCAGTCTAGCCATAGTTTTTTGTGGGATACACCGTCCTCTTTGTTATTCACATACTCACCAAGCTTCCGTGTGAACTCATGGATCACATTTCTGCCTGTTAGGTCATAGCTACGGTGCATGAAAAGCTCGGTCTCTGCAATGAATTTCTCTGCGTACTTAAATGACTCTAGCGTAACCTCTTTGGACTCGGCTGAGTTGCCCATCTGTACCGATAAGGCCAGCTTTTGTAGGTGGATATTCTTACGGGCGTAGTATAGCTCCAGCTTGGGGCTGCTGTTGATTCTATTGTTTATGTACGAGCCGCTTTCGTAGCGTTTCTTGTGGTAAGCAGCGCACTCTTCGGACATGGGTACTGGGCCACAGCGTTTGGACAGCTTCTTTACGTGCTGGACAATGTCTGCCCTAGCTTGGATGTGCTTGTCCGTGAAGCCGGTGAACTGTCGGAGGAAGCGCGGCTCGTCTTGATAGACTACAATGAACCGGGAGGTGAAGCCTTGGGATATGAGGTTCTCGTTGAAGCACTCACGGATGAACGCCGGGGTAGTGCCTGCTATCATCGACACGCACACGTTTTGTACGTTGTCTTTACCCTGCTTCTTTGTGTAGTAGCGGTAGTTGCGAGCATCGTAGAGTTGGTTAAGCATGTTCACGGTGTCCTCGGTACGTTTCTTTAGGAAGACTCCGAGTTCCTCTATCAACATGGTACAGGACGCATGGACGTAGTCGCTGCCATCCTCTAGAGTAAAAA